GGCGGTCATGAGCTATCTACTAGGCGGTGGCGATGCAGTAGCGCGTGACGGGCTTGAAATCCCAACGCATGACTACATTGCAAACACGTACACTGGCACCAACCTGACGCAAGCCGTGTTTAGGCGCGGTGGGGCGAGTGGCAAGGTCGTAGCTACGCTGACGATGACATATGACGGCAGCGACAACCTGTTGACCGTTGCCCGGAGCTGATCATGGGATACAAGTTCAACCCATTCACAGGCAACCTCGACGAGGTTGGCATTTTGGCTTCGAGCATCTTTTACAACCGCCGGCCCGCACTGCATCGCGGCTCGCTGTTTTACAAGACCGCTGCCACCACGATCAGCATCGTGGCCGGCGCTGTGCTCAACGGACACCTGTATGCCACGGCTACGGCCGTGACGATGCCGGGGAGCTTCACCAACAACACCGACTACGCCATCTGGCAAAACCCCACTACCGGGGCCCTGGTGGCTGACGCCAGCTTCGTGACGGCGCCAGCTGGGGCCACGGGCGGCTCGATCGTTGGCGGCTTTCACTACATCCCATCGGGGCGGCCCACAGCATTTAACAACGGCAGCCCAACCGGCGCAGCGGAGATCCTGGAGTTCAGCTTGTGGGATCTCACCTGGCGGCCGGCCTGCTCCGATCCCAGAGGGATGGCCTGCATCGAGGGCGGGTTCTGGATGGACCTCTATCTGGCTGGCACCACCAGCTACGCAGGCAGCACCTTTTCTGCTGTGCCCAGCAGCAAGATCGGTTTGACCATTGCGGACGGCTCAAGCGCACCGCTTGTCCCTGCTCAGTACGGCGGCAACGGCAGCACCACTTACGGCAGCTTCACCTGGTATGAGGCGTCGGAGATGGCAGCGAGCTTCGGAAAGCGTCTGCCTTTCTACGCTGAGTTTGCGGCAGCGGCTTATGGCGCACCGGAGGCAGGTAGCCGTGGCACCGACCCTGGCACTGTGATCTGGGAAAGGGCCAGCAAGTTTGGCCTGGCCCAGGCCACTGGCACCTTGTGGCAGTGGGGCGCCGATACAGCCGGCAGCGGCGCTGGTGGGAGCTATAGCGCCACGACTGAAGGCCGAGGCAGCGTCTACTCCACTGACGCCCGCGCCGTCCTTCTCGGGGGCGTCTGGTTCGTCGGGGCCGTTTCTGGTTCTCGGTACGCCGCCTGGAACTACGCTCCGTGGGTCTCGTCCGACGTCATCGGGGCTCGTTTTGCGGCCGGGCACCTGGTGCTTGGTTAGGAGGCGCGCCAGCGCCGTACCTGATGACTATCAAGCGCGCATCTGCGGACCCTTCCAAGGAAAGCCACGGCCTCTACATGGTCGAGAAGTACGAGCGGGTGATCGACTACCTCTACCCGCTTGCGCAAACAATCCCGCGCAAGCACGGCAGCTTTCGTGAGCTGCTAATACGGCAGCTTTTTTTAGTGGCCGAGCATCTCAACGATGCCATCAAAGCCAACCAGCTCAGCCGCTGCTACGTGCTCGACGGCAGCCTGGGTCAGCTGCGGCTCATGCTGCGCTTCATGGTCCACCACAAGCGCAAGCTGATCACCGAGCACCAGTTGGAAACCGCTCAATCGTTGGTGGCCGAAGTAGGCGCCATGCTTGGCAGCTGGATTAAGCGGCTGCAAGAACAGAAGAAAGGTGCCAAAGTAGAGCGGGCTTGATGGGAGCGCCGTCGTTCTCGGGGGCAACTGGGTCATCGGGGCCAATTCTGGTTCTCGTAACGCCAACTGGAACAACACTCCGTGGAACTCGAACAACAACATCGGGGCTCGTTTTGCGGCCGTGGCCACTGCCAACACCATCACGCTCTGCTGTTTCTACGGGGCAGCAGGCCGGTGCCAAACAGGTGCCAGCCATCAAGTCCAGCTTCGGCGAACTCAGGGCCGAGTGGTAACAATGGCAGGGAGTAGACCATCGAAACCTGCCGTTACCTTTAATGGGTAAAAAGTTTCGCAATCTTTATGATCAAATATATGAGTGGGATAATTTGCTACGGGCCTATACAGAAGCGCGTCGCGGCAAAACTTACAGCAGCTCTTACCTACGCTTTAAGGATTACCATTTAGCCAACCTGCGCCGTCTGCAGCTGAGGCTAATTGAAGGCAGCTGGAAGCCTGATCCGCAGCTGCAGTTTGATATTATTGATCCAAAGAAACGCACGATCAGCTGTCAGAGTTTTCGCGATCGCGTGTTGCATCACGCCTTGATCCAAGTGGTAGAGCCAATCCTTGATGCTGCAATGATGCCCCAGGTTTTTGCCTGCCGGGTGGGCCTGGGTACGCATAAGTGCGTAACACGCACCCAACAGCTAATGCGCCAGAACCCCAACGCGTGGATACTTCATGTGGACTTCAGCAAGTTCTTCCCGTCTGTCCCGCAAGAGCTGCTGCTGGCGCATCTGGGCAAGAAATTAACCTGCCGCCGCACGCTGCTTTTGATCGAGCAGGTGCTGTGCGTGCAGCCGCAGGGTTTGCCGATTGGCGCGCTCACCAGTCAATGCTTCTGCAACTACTGGGGCGGCAAGCTCGATCGCTTTGTTGCCGCTAAGAGCACCGGCCGCTTTGTCCGCTACATGGATGACGCGGCAATCATCGTGAAAAGCAAAGCCGAAGGCATGGCATTGCGTGAGGCGATCTGCGATTTTGTGGCTGCAGAGATGGGGCAGCGCATAGGCAAGTGGCACCTGGGCCCGGTGTCACGCGGCTTTACCTTTTGCGGCTTTCGCATTCGCCTGAAGTTCAAACTGATCAAGCGCCAGTCGATGATCCGCCAGCGGCGCAAGCTCAATCACCTTTTGGCTCATGGCGATCACGAGGGCTGGCGCAGATCTCAGATAGCATGGATGGGTCACATTCGGCACGGCGACGGGCAGAATGGACTCAATCACTTAGGGATAGCACTGTCATGCTGATCAACACCGCTACAGACCTGCAAGAAGCGCCATCAAGTCCAGAGCACACAACTTTTTTGGTCAACCTGCTCAATGACTACACCACCTTTGACGATGCAGAATACCCCGAGGGCTACGACCGCACCCTGCAAGAAGGCGACGAGGGCTACATCGCTCCGGTGCTGCGCCAGGAATGGAACGCAGGTGCAGCCGCTGCATGGGGTTTTACCAGCCGCGAACAGATTCAAGCGGCAATAGCGGCATAGTGTCCCCGACTAGACTGCCTACATGAGCGTTCAACCTGGCCAGCACAATATCACCGTGCAGCGGCGGGCTGATTACGACCTGTCGCTGCAGTTCAAGGATTCCACTGATGCTGCCATTAACCTGACCGGCTGGACTGCTTATGCGCAGGTGTGGGACGCAGGTCGCACTGTTAAATATGCAGATTTCACCATCACTTACACCAACCGCGCTGCTGGCAGTATCAGCATTGCGTTAACGGATGTGCAAACTGCTACGCTACCAGATGAGGCATATTATGACGTGCTATTAGAAGATAGCAGCGGCCTGCGCAACTACTACCTAGAAGGCATCGTTTACGTCTCTGAAGGGTACACCGCACCATGACAACCGTAACCGTCAACGAAACCACTAACACGGTCACAGTTACTACTCCTGGACCTGCTGGCCCATCTGGCGCGGCTGCTGTGATGGTACGCGGTCAAGCCAGCAAGATGGACACCGGCACTATTGACATAGTTACGCAAGGCGTATATGTCACCACCGGATTAACTGCAACGCTTGACGCCAGCACTGTCAACGGCATGACGCTTGGCACGACACATGCCTTTGCATTGAAGAACACCAGCGGCAGCACAAAATTACTGCGTTTTTACGGCAGCATTGATGCTCGCACTGCTAGTGGCAACAACAAAATCCTTGGCATCAAACTGGCGCTTAATGGTACGCCAATTGATGCAACTGAATGCCGCGCTTTTACCGGCGGCAGCAATGAAGAAGCCAAACTGGTAACAAGTTGGATGATCGAAGTGGGACACGAAGACGAAGTTTCACTGTTTATCGCTAACCATTCCAGTAGTGTTGACATTGCTTTTGCTCGCGGCAGGCTTGTAGCTAGCGAGGTGTTCTCATGACTCTAGCCGTACCACTACGCAAGGTTGCCAGCAAGCTGATGGCCAAGTTTGGTGGTGTGGTAACTATCAACCGCGTCACCGCTGGCGTGTACAACCCAACCACCGGCACTGCTAGCGAAACGG